GGTGATTTGTTTGAAACACCACAAGATATGTACATGATGATTGCGGCAACATTGTTTGCTGACTATCCTGCAAAGACTAGAATGAATTATGTAAAAAAATATTACGATGCAATATCAACATTCAAAATTAATATTCCAACGCCTGTAATGGCAGGAGTGCGAACTCCTATTAGACAGTTTGCATCATGTGTATTAATTGACAGTGATGATACATTGCCATCAATTTTTTCAAGCGATATGGCAATAGGTTTGTATGTTGCCAGACGAGCAGGTATTGGAATCAATGCAGGACGTATCAGAGGAATAAATGCAAAAATTAGAGGTGGAGAAGTGCAACACACAGGAGTGATTCCGTTCCTTAAAAAGTTTGAATCAACTGTGAGATGTTGTACACAAAATGGAGTGCGTGGTGGTTCAGCAACTGTTCACTTTCCTATATGGCACCAAGAGATTGAAGACATACTTGTACTTAAAAACAACAAAGGTACAGAAGACAACAGAGTGCGTAAATTAGATTATTCAATACAAATATCTAAATTGTTCTATGAAAGATTTATTAATGAAGAAGACATCACTTTGTTTTCTCCACATGACGTGCCTGGATTATATGATGCTTTTGGAACAGACAAGTTTGATGCTATGTACAAAAAGTATGAAAAAGATTCGTCAATTAAAAGAAAAAGTATTCCAGCACAAGAACTATTCAGTGACCTTTTAAAAGAAAGAGCAGAAACAGGTAGAATCTATATTATGAATATAGACCATGCCAACACACACTCATCATTTAAAGATAAAGTTTCAATGAGTAATCTATGCCAAGAGATCACATTGCCTACAACACCTATCAATGCTATTGATGATGCACAAGGCGAAATTGCATTATGTATATTAAGTGCAATAAATGTTGGACAGTTAAACAATCTTGAAGATTTAGAAAACCTATGTGACTTGGCTGTGAGAGCATTAGAAGAAATTATAGAGTATCAAGACTATCCTGTGAAAGCGGCAGAGATATCTACAAAATCTAGAAGAAGTTTAGGTATTGGATATATTGGGCTGGCACACTACTTGGCAAAACAAGGATTTAAGTATTCAGACAAAGGTGCTTGGGATTGTGTTGATAGACTTACAGAAGCATTTCAATACTATCTATTAAGAGCAAGTAATGATATTGCTAAAGAAAAAGGCAAGTGTGATGGTTTTGAAGGTACAAAATATGCTGAAGGTCTTTTACCAATTGACCACTACAAAAAAGAAATAGATGAAATTGTGCCACACAAACAAAGAATGGCTTGGGAAAGTTTAAGAAAAGACATTGCTAAACATGGCTTAAGACATTCAACATTATCAGCACAAATGCCATCAGAAAGTTCTTCCGTTGTTAGTAACGAAACTAACGGCATTGAACCACCACGTGCATTACTTTCAATTAAGAAAAGTAAAAAAGGTCCTTTGAAACAAATTGTGCCAGGGTATCCAAAACTTAAAAATGCATACACACTTCTTTGGGAGATGCCAAGCAACGAAGGTTATATCAATGTGGTAGCAATGATGCAGAAATATTTTGACCAAGCGATCAGTGGAAACTGGAGTTATAATCCTTTACAATATGAAAACAACGAAGTGCCAATTTCAGCAATGGCTCAGGATATGTTGTCAGCATACAAGTATGGTTGGAAAACATCATACTATCAAAACACTTACGACTTCAAAGGTGAAGAAGAAGATGTACAACCATCTGGCGTAGGTGAGCAAAGTTATGCTAATGAAGAAGTAGCAGTAAACGGTGAAGCACCATTAAATGGTAAGTTAAATGGTCATCATGTGAACGGCGAGGCAACACTTGAACCACAAGAAAAGCAAGATGAGGATGGTGAGTGTGAGGCTTGTGCAATTTAGATTGACAAAATCCAAAAAAAAGGTTATATTTGATAATTAAAACGTTATGACGAAAACAGTATTCAATAAACAAAACATAGACTTTACCAAACAGCCAATGTTCTTTGGGGAAGATGGTGGTGTGCAAAGGTATGACGATTTTAAATATCCACAGTTTGACAAACTGAATCAAACAATGATAGGTTACTTCTGGAGACCGGAAGAAGTTTCGCTACAAAAAGACAGAGCAGACTATCAATCATTTAGACCAGAACAAAAACATATCTTTACATCAAACTTAAAATACCAAACGTTGTTAGACAGTGTGCAAGGAAGAGGACCAAGTTTAATGTTCTTACCTTATGTGTCTAATCCTGAACTAGAAGGATGTATTGTTACTTGGGACTTCTTTGAAACTATACACTCACGTTCATACACACACATTATGAAGAATGTTTACAGTGACCCTAGTGAAGTATTTGATACTATATTAAATGATAAAGAAATTTTAAAAAGAGCACAATCAGTCACAGCAGAATATGACAAGTTTGGAAAAATGGCATTAGATTATGCTGTTGGCAAAAAGATAGATATGATTGAGTTGAAGAAACAATTATATCTTGCAATGAACACAGTAAACTTATTAGAAGGATTAAGATTTTACATATCATTTGCTTGTACTTTTGCCTTTGGTGAACTTAAACTTATGGAAGGTTCAGCAAAAATACTTTCATTGATTGCTAGAGACGAAGCAACACACTTGAACTTATCAACACACGTGATCAAAGCATGGCAAAAAGGTGATGATCCTGAAATGACCAAAGCAATGAAAGGCACAGAAAAAACTGTGATTAAAATGTTTAAAGATTGTGTCGATGAAGAAAAAGCATGGGCAAAACATTTATTCAAAGATGGTTCTATTATTGGTTTAAATGAAAAACTATTAGGACAATATGTTGAATGGATTGCTAACAAGAGATTAAGAGCATTAGGATATGATCCAATATATGATGTATCAGCATCACAAAATCCATTACCTTGGACACAGCATTGGCTATCATCAAAAGGTATGCAAGTAGCACCACAAGAAACAGAAGTAGAATCCTACATTGTTGGTGGTATTAAACAAGACGTTCAAAAAGGTCAATTCAAAAAATTCTCATTATAATGACAGATTTCAACACAATGAATGGAGTAGAAGTTTTAATCCATTTATTGACACATCCAGAAGATGGATTATTTCTTTGGGTACTAATAGTTTTTGGTTTGGCAATGATCGGTATAAGTTTATATCTAGATAAACATGATGAACATGAAACCGATTATCAGCCACCAGAACATCATATATAATATTTGACATTTTAAGTTTAAGAAGTTAAAATAAGTTATGGCAAAATATAATTTACTTTGTACTAATGACCATTCTTTTGAAGGGTGGTTTGCTAGTGAAAAAGAATACTTGTCGCAAAAAAGGAAAAAAATGATTGCGTGTCCTTTGTGTGATGACACAGCAATACGTAGAGCATTGATGGCTCCTAATATTGCAAAGAAGTCTGTCAGTAAAAAGGACAACACAGCATTTTTTAATGGTAGAGCGGCAGTAAAACATTTACGCAGTTGGATATCCCAAAACTGTGAAAATGTAGGTGATCGTTTTGCCGCAGAGTGTCGAAAAGCAAATGCTGGTGAACGTGATGACCATATACACGGCACAGCAACTAAACAAGAAATAAAAGAACTACACAAAGAAGGAATAGGAGTAATAGAAATACCAGATGTCAAAGACAATTGAAACAATAGTATGGAGCAAAATGCAGTGTCCATACTGCGATATGGCTAAAGCATTATTAAAACAAAAAAATATTGAGTTTGAAGAAAGAAAAATTGGTGCAGGTTGGACAATACAACAACTGCTGGAATCACATCCAAATGTCAAGAGTGTGCCTCAAATAATATTGAATGGTAAGTACATTGGTGGGTATCAAGAACTTAAGACTCATTTTGAAACAGAAGGAAAATAATGTTAATAGAAAAAGGAATAAGTGAAAATTCAATAGTAGCAATTAAACTTACTACAGGTGAAGAGATAATTGGAAAAATGATTTCACAAGACGAAGATTCAGTCAAATTAAAGAAGCCAATGGCTTTTTTAAGAATGCAACAAAGTATGGGTTTGATGCCTTGGATGGCTACACCTGAACCAGATGCAGAATTATCAATCCCAAAAAAATTTTTAATTGTAATGGTTCCTTGCGAAAAGACAATTTCAAATCAATACATAGAAACTACATCAGGAATTAAGTTAGCAAAAACTGATTTGAATGTCTAATAAACCAATACCAGATCCAAAGGAAATCCTAACAGATTGCGACGGTGTTTTGTTGCAATGGGAATCTGCGTTTCACACTTGGATGAAACAAGAAGGTTTCGAGCAGATAGGTAAAGGACATTATGACATAGACATGATGTATCATCTTCCTCATGGATTCAGTAAGACACTAATTAAAATATTCAATGAATCTGCTTGGATGGGTTATTTAGAACCTGTTCCTGGCAGTGTTGAAACAGTCAAAAAATTGGCTGATGAAGGGTACAAATTCACTGTTATCACTAGTCAAACAAAAGATCCTTACGCAACAAAACTGCGTAAACAAAACCTAATCAACCATTTTGGTGATGTGTTTAAGGATTTTGTGTTTTTAGATACTGGTGGTGGAAAAATGGAAGCCTTAACCAAATACAAAAGCACAAATCAATTTTGGATTGAGGACAAACCAAATAATGCCTTCGATGGTGCGGTAGCGGGTTTGGTAGCATTGCTACTTGACCTTCCACACAATGCAGGCTATAATAGTGATAATGAACTTCCTGTGAGAAGAGTTATGAACTGGCAGGAAATTTATAACGTTATAAAGGAGAAGAATCATGGCAACACATGACGAAATAAAACAAGCATACGAAAGTTACATTGCCGAGTCAGAAGCATTCGAAACAAAAGGTGTAAAAGCGGCGGCGGCTAGAGCCAGAAAAGCACTAGGTTTACTTGGTAAGGCAACAAAAGTAAGAAGAAAAGAAATACAAGAGAAGAAAAACTCAATGTAATCTAGATTTTCAAAGGGTGTTTCGACACCCTTTGGATCCCCTCTAATTTAAAAAAATTTAATAAATATTGGCATATGGAAAATACAGGAAAAATTAAATGGTACAACTCTGCAAAAGGGTTTGGATTCATCACGCCAGACAATGGTGGTAAAGATGTGTTTGTTCATGTGTCGGCACTTAAGGCTTCTAACCTTAAAGAATTGACAGATGGTCAAGCAATCAAATACGAGCTGGTAGAATTCAGAGGCAGAGAAGTGGCATCAAATCTACAACTCATCGAAATAGACGGCAACAAATAAGCCAAATCTCCCATTGACATTTCTAATAAAGTATGTTTTAATGATAGTATCATTATGATTAAAACAAACAAAAACAAAATAGTAATTTCAGATTTCCAACATTATTGGAAAACAGCAACCAAACACGGACACGAGTTTACCTTTGCACATGGCAAAAATTTTAAAGACGCCAAGGTGTTTACTGTGGAAGTAAAACACTCAGACAAAGTTAGAAGTGCAGATGGTCGTTGGTCACCTGTTAAAATCAAATAACTTGACATTACTATCATAATCTGTTTAAATACACTGTAGACGTTGAAGTGTGAGGAATAAACATTTAGGACGTCGGGGCAGTACCGACCACCTCCACCAAAATCGTTCACGCAAAACACATTGTCACTGTGTGTTTTACGGGGGTGATATAGGTTCGACTAGTGTATAAAGGCACATGGAGTTTACCGGGTGATTGCGTTATTGATCAATTTTACAAATGCAAAAGCATTTAAACCAGAAGTGACAGTTCCGATGAGCGTATTCGCTGATCAGGAATTGGTTGCCGCCTAATAATCGGCCACTTGGCGGAGAAGACTAGCCGGGCAACAGAAGTAGTCAGGTGTAGGGGTTTCGGCCCCTACACTTTAATCGTTTAATAATCTTATTACTGCAATATAATGTTTTATCTTTTAAACATTTAAGTCTAAATATATTGTAGGAGATTTAATTATGCGAACAGTAACACAAAAAAAGTCTTACTGGGCCAGGCTGAAAAAGAAGGCACCTAAAGTTCCAGATTACACTTGTCCTACTATTGACGATGTGCTGGTTAGAATAGAAAAGTTTCAGACAAAGAATACTGTCATCACAGAATACCAGTGGAAACTTATTAAGAAGAGATTGGAACAATTAAGGTCAGACAATGATAAACTGCGTGAAAGTGGAATTTATTGGTATGACGTAGCAAAAAAGGAATTAAAGTAAATGTGGAAAGTTGTTATTATAGTGTGTGCCTTAGGCAATCCATGTGTATTAATGGAAGAAGATCCAGTTAAACACTACCATATCAAAAGCGAATGTATGGCAAATGCGTCTGCAAAATACAGCGATATTGTGCAAAGTCTAACAGACATTGGTTACATCATAGAAAAGTCAGATTTTACCTGTGAATTAATTGGTAAATCTGCATAAAAGTCAATAAAATAGCGGTAAATTTACTCTTGATTTAATTCTGAGATTCCTGTATTATAGTTGTACTATGGGAAGAATACAGTCTAAAATAATTGATGCTTCTAAACAAAAGCAATCAACAGGAAGTAAAGTTAAATCTGTTCTTATCAAACTATTAATTGTTGCACTCGTGATTGGTGGAGCATTTAGTTTTGGAACATTCAAACCTAATCCTTGGGTAGTAAAAAGAATTCAACAAGAAGAAGATAAAAAAATGGTTGCACTTGCCAAAGAGTTTGGTTTGCATGAACCTGATTTTGCTTACACAGACAGTAAAGGATTTGTGCAGTCTATGAACAAGTGTATTGATTACTTGAATTGGACAACTGCTTCGGATAGAAGAATTGCAAGAGACATATTAGTAGCAATGGCTATTGTTGAAAGTGCATATGGAACAAGCAGATTTGCCACAGAAGGTAATGCATTGTTTGGTGTAAGAACTTGGGACTTGGATAATGTACCTCACATGAAGCCTTTAGCAATACCAAATGCTAAATTTGGTGTAAAGATGTATAAAACAAAATGTCAAAGTGTAGCAGATGTTATTGATATTTTGAATAGACATCCTGCATATGAAGGATTTAGAACAGAAAGAACCAAGCAGGCAGACAAGGGTATTGTAGACTATGTGAAGTTAGTCAATGGTCTAAAGGCTTGGAGTACAAATGACCAATATGCTACAATAATATTGGAAAAGATCAAATCTCTTAATACCAAAAAGTAATTGACAATCTAGCATAATTAATGTAATATTAAGAATGGGATTTATACAAACACCAGTTAGAAAGATTATGAAACGTAAATTACCTAACACACAATCTTTGCGTAAAGCAAGAGCAGATTACAGAGAATGGTTGAAGGAAAGAGGACTAGATAAAATTAAGCCTAGGAAAAAATCTTCAGAACCACTTGTAATAGAACCGATTGAAGAACGTACAGGAGTTCCTATGGGTGACAAGGTTCCTGTAATGGAAAAAGGTGTTGGCAGTAAAAAAGCAGAAATGAGATACACAGGCAAAAGAAAATTGATTGGTATTGCAACAATGCACAAAAGCAATCAAGTTCCTGTGTTTGCAGATGATGACGATGAGTCAGGTAGAAAAGCCGCAACAGAAATTACACTTATGAAAGGCAATAAGTGATTAATTCCGAAGATGATAAATCAGAAGAGTTATGGAACTTCGTTTGTTGGGATTGCAAATGGAGAGGTGTTGCACAGGATCTTGATCAGGACGAAACACTAGAAGAATGGTGGTGTTGTCCAAGATGCCATAGTCCAAACATTGAGGACGTGGGTTGGCATCAAGGCAATGAAAAATATAAAGGAGCAAAATGGACGTAGCAACAGGAATAGGAATGCTTTGTTTCGGCATTGTTGTCAGTGTGATTGTATTGTATGTTCTAATCAAAGTGAGAGAATACGACGATGAAAACAAGCAAGATTAAAGAATGGTTCAATTTTGATTGGCTGAAAAAAGCATCATTGGTTGAACTAACAGATGTAGATATATCAAAGGATCCTGTCAGACCAGAACTTGACTTAAAATTTAGAACATCTTACGGCAGAAAAATATATGGACTAAAACACGAAGGGCAAATAAAGGCTGTGATGTGTTTTGCTTTCACTAACGATGTACCAAAAACTGTAGAAGATTTGGATTCTCTTTCTAAAGATGCATATCTTCAAGCAACACATAGAGCAGGAGTTCAAGGCAGTATTGCTATTGCTTACACAGTTTGGAGCCTACAAAAAGGTGGTGGAAAGATGATTGTGGATGAAGTTTTCAAAATGATCAAACAATCCAACCATTTGAACAGATTGGTTACACTATCACCATTAACTGATATGGCGGCTAAATTCCACTTGAGAAATGGTGCCAAGTTAATTCAGAAGAATGAAACTACCCAAAACTTTGAATATCTTGTTGAAAAGTAATATTTTGGTAATATCAGTTCAAAAACTTCAATGTTTCCGCCGTTTTCTTTTGGTACATTACACTTGACTATTTTGGCAGTTTCTATTATAATAAGCACATACAAGGAGGCAAAATGAAAAACATTTTGAAATATGGAGCAATAGCACTTTTAGGAT